CTAGTAAAACTGTTAGTTCCAATTTTGACCTAAACGCTGGTCAGGGATATATTAACGGCAAAAAAGTTCCTTTAGATGAATATACAGCATATCATCAGCTTTCTGATGGGGAGAAACTCAGGAGATATGGCATACCAGTGCCTATCAAAGGAACGGCATTTGGAGATGAAATAAAACTTGATATAGCCATAAGTAATTTAGATCCAAAAGGCGTAGTAAGAGATTATAAAGTTTTTTATGATGAAAAGAATGGAACAACAATTCGTCCTGTTGATGCCAATGGTAACTTACTACCAAACAGAAAACCAATATACCAAGATGGAGTATGGGATGAGAGTCAAATATCGCAGGGTGTTGGTGCAGACCAATGGGATGAATCTGACTTAGAACAAATAGATAAACAAATAAAAGATAAAACAACAGAACATATCAATGCAACAAATCCTAAGTCCATTAAACCACAATGGTTAAAAGATTATGTCAAATTTGGCATCAACAACTCTAAAAAGGTAGCCATGTTTGCCCTTAGAAATGGGCCTTACACTAGACCTTTCTTCAATAATAACTTTTGGAGAGGAACAGAGAACTATAATAAAGCTGGGAGCGGTAATGGGTTTGATGGTGCATCTGGCCAAGGTCAAAAATTAACAATGGGCACTTTAAAACAATTTGCTGGTGCCGAAGAAGAAGATCATCTGTTCAAAAAGATTGTAAAATATCCTATGGACATGGCATACAATATGGATCACATGTTCATACAATGTTATTCGTATCGTGCTCCTTATGCTAAGACTTTTGCTGGAGATTATGGAAAAGGTTTATTTAATCCTTTTAATTTTGGAGGCAGAGAAAGTGGTTTAAGTATAGGTGCTGAAAGATTTACCGCATACAAGAAAAAATTAGGTGCTGGTATCAAATTACCGATGCCAAACAACATTCAAGATGGAAATGGAAGAAGTTGGAATGAGGAATCCATGACCACTCAACAGATGGCAGGAGCTCAAATGGCAAGTAAGAATCTTGTTGGTTCAATATTAACAGGAGATTTATTTGGAACAGGCCCCACCATAAGAAAATATGCACTGCAAGGGGATATGCTTCTAAACCAAACTGGTGTGGTTGCTGCAGAGAAGATAGCACAATTGGCAGCAGATACTGGACTAAGTGCTGAACAGATAATGCAGAGAAGTGTCGGTGTTGTTGCTAACTCTAATACAGAATTATTGTTCGCTGGTGTCATGTTAAGATCGTTTGAATATCAGTGGAGATTAAGTCCTAGAAATAGATTAGAGGCCGCAAACGTAAGAATGATCATTCGTGCATTTAAACAATGGTCTGCACCTAAGAAAACTAGAAAAGCAGATAGAGGTGGAAAGTCACAAGTGGGTAAGGCTGGTGGCCCATCTTTCCTCTTGGGAACTCCAAACATATTCAGACTTAGATTTGTCACAAATGGTAACAGAAACATTCTTGGTGTAAATAAATTTAAACCATGTGCCTTGACTAATGTAGATCTCAACTACACAGCAGAGGGTCAATGGTTGGCATATGAAAACGGTATGCCTGTTGCAATAGATATGACCCTAAGATTCGCAGAGTTAGAGCCAATCTACGATACAGATTACAGTGAGGATATAGCAGAGAATAGACAGTATGAACCTGACGATCCAGAATCAACTGGTGATCTATACCCAATCAGTAAGATTGATCAATCAAGTCCATATGGATCAGACATAGGTTACTAATATGCAAGGATATTTTTCTTATTTTCCAGATTTACAATACGTTTCTAGGACTACAGATAGATCATCAAATGATGAAACAATAGCTGTAAAAAACATATTCCGAAGACCCAAACTTCGTGATGATTTAAAAAATGTAGTTACGGCGTTTGAAGATTATGTGATTATTGGCGACGATAGGCCAGATCAAGTCTCAGAGAGAGTCTATGGTGATCCTAGATTTGATTGGGTTATATTGATATCAAATAATATCACTAAGGTCAGAGATCAATGGCCTCTAAATTCAAATGATTTTCAAAATTTTGTCTTGGCGAAATATGGTAGCGAAGAGAATCTAGCAAAAGTTCATCACTATGTAACCGAACTATTTGTAGATAGCGATCAAAGAATGGTTGTCCCGCCAGGATTAACTGTAGACTCTAACTTTGACAGTAGATACCTAGAAACATCTGGAGAATTTACATACAGTGGCACAAATTTACCAAATCTAGTGAGTGTAGATAATTCAGGCACAGTTCTGGATGAAGATCAAAATACTATCTCTCATAGTAATGTATTTCCTGTTAGTAACTATGAATTTGAAGAGAATGAAAATGATGCTAAGAGGAGAATAAAAATATTGCAACAACAGTTTATAGATGTGGCGATAGCAGACATGAGACGAGTAATGAAATATTCAAAATCTTCTACATATATTACTAATAAATTAAAAGGAGTCTATAATCCAAGACTCAGTGGGGCATAAAAAAAGGGGTCGTGAGACCCCTTTCTTATTGTTTACTCTTCAGCGAGTTTTTGAAAATAACTCAGTGCGTCATCTTCCTCTTCCGTAGTTTCCGTTGCAGCTGCATTAAGATTAGATATTTCTTCTAATTCTTCAGCTGAAGGTCTTCTACCCTCGTCCTCAGTTGTTAACTCAGGTTCGATTGTTGGAGTGACCACTGTTTTTCTTGCAAGAACAGAATCCAAACGTGACTTAAGTTCTTCATAAGTCTTGAACTGATCAGCAGCAGTAAACTCACTTAGATCATAGATCTTGTCATAGATCTTTTCTAACTCAGCATCATCATCTAAAAGTGCCTCTGTCTTTCCAAACTCTGAACTATCATAGTTCCAGAATCCAGCGACCTGTTTAATCTTCAACTTGAAGTTAGCACCCTTCCAGAAGTCAAATGGGTTGATTGGTTCTTCATCTTCAAACTCAGGTTGCATTGCAGCAGTGATCTTATCAAAGATCTTTTTACCAAACTTGTATAGTTTGACTTGTCCTTCGTTCTCAGGATTTGCAGAATCCTTTACGATATAAACATTCGCATAGTAAGAAAGCTTACGCTTTTGCTTACGAGCAATATCTTTATCAGACTCACGACCACTGTTCCATAGAGTACGGTTAAGTTCTCCTACTGGATCATTTTTACCAATGGTTGTTAGACTGTTTTCAATATACCAACCACCTGGCCCTTGAAATGCATGACTCCATACTTGAGTCCATGGCAATTCAGCATTGGCGTGTGCAGGGAGGAATCTTATAACAGCGAATCCATTACCCGCTTTATCTACAGATGGTTTCCAAAGACGTTCATCAGTATTACTTCCACCTTTTTCGTTGAGTTTCTCAACTTTTTTCATCAATCTCTCTGTAAGAGAGCCTGCTTTAGATTGTTTCTTTAATGCAGCAAATGACATTTAGTATTCTCCGTATTTTTGTATTGTAGGATTGTTTATATTATACTGTATAATATTGTATTAGTCAATCCTCTGGTATGTTGTTTTCCAACTTGTCCAGAGTGGCGCTAAGAGTATCAAAAAAAGAATTGATATTCTGTCCGTCCTTTAATCCTAGAAACTTTGCAGATTCTAAGATTTGTTCTTTCATCTCAATAGCATCAGGATCATCTTTCTCTAGTGACAATCTGAACATAAAGTTCCTTTGTTTTTCGAGAAGTCTTTTCATCTTAGTAATGTACAGATATCCCTCTTCGGAGGAAGGATCTCTCATACCTCTTACAGCGATGCCTGTCATTATATCTTCTTGTAACTCCTGTATCTCGGCCATTGCGGCTCTGACTGTTGGAGCTTGAAAAAATTCACCCATTGATAATCCAAATGTTACTACTATTTATACCTTTTTGCTAACCATTTAGGTATATACACTAGTGATAACACGCCACCCCACCAAATGGCAAGTGCGAGTATATACACGTTTCGAGTTGGCCCTATGACAATCCCTAGAGTCACTAAGGATAACCATACCCAATCAAGAGTTGAGTGAAATTTTCTAAATCCACTTCCAAATC